ACCCGAAACAACTGTGTTCAATTGGGCAAACTTATCGGGATTGACCGCTTTCACACGATCATTGAAGTCATCCATCCTATCACGAGCAGATGCAAGTGCCGCTTCTGCCTTTCGTGCTTCAGGTGAGAACTCACCGAACTGCATCACCGCCTGTTGGGCTTCGATGGTTAGTGCCTTTATTTCCGCCTTCATTGATTTGAAGTCGGGCTTTTTGACGGTTAAGTCAATCGTTGCGTTTAGTGCCATTAGTGTCCTTCTGCTATTATGTAAAATTCAACGCCATCAGTAGTGATGACATCGTATGAATGATGTGCTGTTTGTGTGTGCGTGTCGCTGCCGTCTATTTGAGCAGCAGTTGCGGTGTCAATGGTCACTTGATGTCCTGCCAATGGCTTTTTGATAATCCAAGTTTTACCACTTAGTCCAGTTGGATCGGGTAGAGTGATGGTAAAATTCCCGGCAGTTGTTGATGCTATAATTAACCAATCATATTTTGTTGCCGAGTAGTTTGCTGATACGGTTGTAACTGCACCACCACTCAAATAGTTTGGATACATCTCAAAGTTGCCAACATAGAGTGTATCAGATTTGGTGACTTCAAAGTCATTGCAGACAAGTGCCACACTTCCATCAACGCCCACCCCAAAGACGGTGTCAATCACTCCAAGTCCTGAGTTGTTGATGTTGATTGGAGATTGGACAATTCCCGTTCCCACAAACACACCACTTCCATCACTCTGACTTGTGCCAACGCTGATGCCTTTGATGCCCGGTTTGAATGGAAAGTTACCTGCTGGATACAAATCACCATAGGTTTCTACTTGCTCACCTCCAGCCGTTCCAGCACCTACCACTTTGATGGTTTGTGTTGCCGGTGGGATGAACTGAGCCAAAAGAAATTCGCACTCATAAACACCTTCTTCAACGGGATTGTAATCGCTGACCTTGTTCAATCTCCAGTACTGACCTTCAAAGAAATACAAGTTGTTGAATCGCAAGTTGTACCAATCTGACGGTGTGATTCTGAAATAAGCTCGTACAATTTTGGAGTTCTTATTGGTGATTTCGGTGATGAAACGATAATAGAAATTTGTGACAAGATTAAAATTGCCGTATTGATAACCAGCACCAACACCCAATTCTTTCGGCATCCCAAATAGGATATCAAAGGTCGGTGCAGTAACTGAATCGTAGTGAATCGTCAAGGGCAATTTGGTTTGCGGATAAACGATGGAATCCATATATGAAAACAACAACAAATCCCAATACACATCGGATTGCAAACCTCCGTAATACATTATACGCAAATCACCATCCTTCTCAGATTCCACATAACTCAACACAAAGTTCTTTTGGTTGTTGTTGTAGTTCTTGATTTGGGTAGGCGAGAACACAATGTCAATCTTCTTCTCCGTTTTTACAAAGTCATTGTCAATCTTGTATGTGCGTGAGCCATAAGTTGATTGATACATTTCTTGATATTCTTTGTTGGATGTATCTGCTCCCTCTTTGTAAGTGAATACATAAGGGTTTGCATCAAGATCACCCATCGGAACAATCTCAACTGGTTGCGAGTAGTCCAACTTCTTTGTCCAATCCACATTCACACCATTGTAGAAATCATCTCTTGGAACGATGCGAAGTATCTTGGGCTGGTCTTGGCTTGGCTCAATGTACAAATTGAACATCTTGACAAAGCTCATCAGCATATCGGATTGCTTGACTTCGGAGTTTAAGAACTGAGCAAAATCCGTTGTTGAGCCATACCCATAATTAAACCCAGTACAGTTGTTTTCCAAGAATGAATTGACAACCATTGCCAATGTGAATTGGGCATCAGTTAATTGATAGTTATTAACAACATTATACACCCCCATCATTTTTAATTTGACGCTATCTCCAACCAGTAGATTCTGCAAGTCAAAATGTAGGTGATACGCACGAGTTCCTCCAATCGTATTTCCAACAAGTGATTTTTTAATCAGCTTATCATTCACATATATTCCAATACCAATTCCGAAAGTAGTGGTGAGTATTGACGGGAATATGTTACTCAACAAAAGTTCCAAGTATGCTTCAAAGACATAGTTCCCTCCAGCAGGTACAATGTAAGCACCGGTAGTTGTGTTGTAGTTATTGCCGTTGTCGTAAAAGTTACCACCTGAATCAACATCAAAAATCAATGTACCACCAGTTAGCAAAAGTTGACTGCTTGATCTACCTGCTTTGAACCTTCGTTGTTCCAATGTGATTGCATCAACAATCAATCCGTTTGGTGGTGGAATTATTAATCTTTTGAATCGGTCATTGTTGAAAAACGAATCGTTTGTGTACGAATAACCGGCATTGCTGAATATCTTGTCCACGATGGTCTTTGCATAAAGGCAAGGAGTCATTGATGGCACATCAAAGCGATTGATGTTTCTCACCGTTGAATATCCTTTGTCTATCAGGGCGTACAAATAACCTTCACCATAGGCAAACGCTTGAGTTGTTGCGTTCTTGACAATGCTTGTATCCCAAGAATTTATCACCGTGCCACTTGACAAGGTGTGATTGTATTCGCTGAAGTTCAACACATTCAATTTGCGGTCTGCGATGGTCGTGAATAAATCTGCCGTTTGTCCGTGTAGTGAACATTCATATTGGATGTCCGTTGAATCCAGCACATTGATTTGAATCAACCTAATGAATCCACGCATCTGCTCAATCTCGTCAAGCAATACCACGACATCCGCTTTCTTATTCGGATTAAAATCGGGTGCAAACTGCGTAGTTCCTTGAATGGTTTGTTCAACCTCAAAGATGTGACCAAATAGTTTGTTGTTAGCACGAGTACCAGGAATCACAACCGTCTTTGTCCACTCACTTGACCTTGTTTCAGGTGACTTGATGTCAGCAATTGACTTGGAGATGAGAATGTCAAAGTTGTCCGATAGGTCAACTGGGGAGTTATTGACTAATAACCTTATCATAAGCGTTGTGATTTGTCAGCGAATGACAAGGTGACATCAAGTTCAAGGTTGAACAACTTGTCTTGGACACCTTTCTTCTGCTCATAGTTGGCATTGTCAATGTTGACTGCATACAAAGTACCGTCATACATATAGACCACCGGTGATTCAATTAGATCACGCAACCAAACGGATTCGGTGTCATCAATCCAATTGGATGTGAGTTTCACTTTCTGACTTGCAGTTGTATGGTAGTTTGAACGAGTGCGGACGCTGGTCTCATAACCATATGTTGCACCGAGCGAGTAGGGATTGGATTGGAATTGCTTTCTCGCAACCTCAAATGTATCTCGTCTAACCATATTGAATCGGAAGGAATCAAATCCACCCAAACGATTCATAAAAAAGATATCGGTTGTTTCATATTTACTGCACTCGTCTTTTATGTTGATGCGATAGGTTTCTGACTTGGCAGTTCCACCGAGTTTCAACACGACATCAAAGAATGTTGCACCACCGGGTATTGTCAATTGGCTTCCCACAGGTATTCTAACGACCTTAGACGAAGGCAATGTAAATGTTTGGGTACTTGCATCGGAGTAAGTAATTACAACGCTTGTGGCATCACCTTTCAAAGCATACAACCAATCCTTCTGAGTGCGATGGATTGACCTCGTTCTGACATTTGTCAAGAACTTTGCACTTGATGATGTGGCAAGATATTGAGCTTGTGCGTAAGTAACCAAATCAAACGGATTCAAGGCAGCATTCCAAACAGTTCCAGTTGCGGAAGTCAAGTCAAGATACTCCGTGATTGTTCCCGTTGCTGATGGTGAATACTCATACCCAAACTCCACCTCGTAATCCGAGAAGGACGATGTGCATCCGCTTGGTGATGTATCTGCAAAGTTCCAATCGTTGCTCACATAACTCTCAAGGATGCGACCAATGTTGAACACTCCCTTGTTTGTACTTCCAAAATAGATGGGTGCTTTTAGTTTGGCAACGGATGTCGCTGCGACTTTGACATTTGCAATAAACTTGAAATTGTCTTTGGTGTAGATACCACCTGAAGATTCAGTGATCACGAAGTTCGTGTCGTTGAATGCTGGATGGTAACTGTCGGGTTGTTGGGTGATTGATAGAGCCACGCTAAAAAATAGCCAATCGCCTCATTCGTTTCAAATGATCTCATTGAGACAAGCAACGATGTAGGGATTGAATCCTTTCCCGGCTGCATCCTCCAAACGCTTCTGCCGTTCTTTGGTCTTGGCTTTGTAGAACGCCATCGCATTAAGGAACTCAATCAACGGCATCTCCAGTATGAAATCCCACTTGGTGCGATCACCTTTGACAATCTTGTCAACTATCTCCAACCAAACTATTGGGCTTTGGTCAACTGCTCGGTCATCTCCTTCATCTGATCCGTCAAAGAGGAGAGGATATTTTTCAATAATTCGGGATAAACTTCCAAAAAAAAAAGAGCATAAGTGTACGGAAGTGGAACGGGCAAGTGCATCATCAACGCACATTTGTCCTCATAGTGTGCCTGAGCATCAACGACCTTCTTGTTCCTTCCAAAGAAATCCACCTCCACCGAAAGCAACGCAACAATCTTGTTTAGCGACTCAATCACATCCCCGTTAAACACCTGCTGGAGTTCAATGAAGTGGTGACCGCACATCTCGTTTGGCGTTTTGGCTAATCGGAAGTAACGACCACGCAGTTTGAACATAAACTGAATGGGTGCTTTTGGTAGATCATTCAAGAACGACAACTTCTCAAACTCGGTTGTCAGTTTGTCCAATGTCATTGATTCGACCTCATCCATTGAAAGATTCAAAGCAATGGCAAGGATGTTCATCTGCCGTTCAAGGTCAGACATATCACGGCAAGAGTGAATCTCTTGTAGTTGGTGGATGGTTATGTTTTTCCAATTCATAGCGTTTCAATTTGTAACGGGTTAAGCAAAATAAAATGTTCCTGGTCTATTATGAGCTTTGCAATCAACGGCAAGTGCAAGAGCCATCACACAGTCATCGTGTAGTCCGGGCGGTGCAGTATATCGCACACCCGTTCTTGTGTACTCAAATTCAAAGTTCTCCATCTCACTTCCAATCGGTTCTTCAGGAAAGAACACATCAGTTTGTTGCACCGACATCACCAACCCTTCAATGAGTTGTTGTTTGCTTTGGCTTGTGAACTTGAATCCCTTGACTCTTTGACAAAGTCGCTGAAGTTGTTCAACGATAGGATCTCCAACACCAGTTGAATCCACAAACGATGGTGTGTTGCCAATCAGTTTGACAATCCTCGCTTGAGTGACTGACCAATCCGCTTGGAATCGTTCGCAGAAACAAACACAGTTGTTTGCATCCAGTCCGATTATCACCGTGTAATCCGAATACTTTGCCAAATCCACTCCCCAAGCAACAACCGGCATTGATGATATTGGTCGGTAACATTTGCGGATTGCATCCAAGCCAAACGGATTTGATTTGTCATCTGCTGGTTCTGCAAGGTAGAGTTCACGGAATACATAATCAGGTAGATCACGCTTTGCTTGTTCAATCTCTTTCTCCGAGATGATGCCTTCCCTTGCTGCATCGTATGCCGTTATTTTGAAATACTTGTATTCGGCTTCTCCTTGCCTTGCTCTCTCACCTAATTTGTAGAACCAGTTCTTTTTGCCTTTGACATTCCCGATCAGTTTGCATTTGCCTTGTGTTGCGGTCAGCGTTGAACGGAGTGCATACCACGATTCCTCACGCATCCTTGATGCTTCATCAATCACCGCAGCGTACACATCATCACCATACAAGTTGTCGGGTTTCTCACCTGACTTGAATTCAATCCGTGATCCCGTTGGTAGGGTCAACAATAGTTTTGTTTCGTTGCTGATAAAGAAGTTCTTGTCCGTGACTTGGTTCTTCATCCTTCGGAATGCAATCTCCGCTTGTTGGTATACTGGAGCAACCCACCACACCGACTGACCATCCTTGCATTGGAGTGCTTGTTCAAAGAGCCAAATGATATGTGATGCCGTCTTGCCGGTCTTGGTTGATGCAGCCGTAATAGTGAAACGGGCATCGCAATCAAGGATGTCCTTTTGGTAGTTGGTTAGATATGGTCGTGTGTAATTTATTTGCACAACGATTTGTATAACTGCAATCGGGTTAGGTTGTGGAGTTCAAGGTTGTGATGCTTTTTGCAATACTCGTAGTTGCTTTGACCCATTGACTGACGAACTCCGTGACCGGCATCAATCAGTTTCTGAATGCCTGATCTCCATTGGTTGCGTGGAAGAAATAGCACCCCATCGTTTGCGGTGTGATACAGGTAAGGCAATACCGCAGAACAAATGATTGGCTTTTTGTAGGCACTCGCTTCCAGTATCTTCAGCTCAGATTTGCAGTTGTTAAACTTGGTATCTTGCAAGGGTGCGACCACGATATCAAAGTGCTTGTACACCTCACCGTATTCAAACACGGTTGTGCCTTCCACAATCTTAGCATCAGGCATACTCTTGGCAATCCGATTCCAAATCTCGCCTGGTGTATAACCGCAGATGTAGAACTCAATGTCCATTCCTTTGATCTCCTCAGCAATGAGCTTCAAGTCCTCCTCGTGTGTAACTCCACCAACCCATCCGACTTTGATTTTGTCGGTTCTTGGTAGTGGTTCGGCTTCCCATTGTTTGTGGGTGTAGTCAAGGCAGTTGGATGCTATCACAACATTCTCATTGATTTGGCGAATCTCTTTGGCAAGTGCTGGAGTTGTGGTGATCACCGCATCAGCGTAATTGATGGCATCCTTCACACCTTGCTTGATTCCTTTGCGATAGTTCCAATATGCTGGGTTGTATTTGGGAAGCACCCAATAATCGTCAATGTCCACGACATAGGGAGTGCCTGAATCAGCAATCTTCTTCAACACATCATAATGCCTTGCCCCAAGCCATCGTGAGAAGATGATAACATCAAATTGGGTGTAATCAAGTGTGAGCCATTCCTCTTGTGATTGGCAAACGCTGACATCCGCTTGTCCGTCAATTTGCATCCGAAGATGTGGCGTGAATAGTCGGTGGTAAACAACACCATTCATTCCGTCAGTTAATATCAGTAATTTCATAGAGTTTTAAGTAGGTGATTGAACGCGTGATTGGTTACATAGTCAAAGCCATTGTTGATGGGGATGACATTCGGTGAGTGAACGCATATCTCAAGCAATCGTTTAACTTTCATTTGTTCTGCAATGGCGTATGTGCTTGACTGATTGCCGATGAATGCCTTGCAACTGCCGACAATGGTTGCCAACATCAAAGCATCTTGGCATTTCAGAAGTTCACAATCCAACTGCCATCGCTCGGTGAATGCATTGTACTCATCTTCATAGCCAAAGAAAACGCACTTGTGTTCCTTCAATGGGAAATAGTTGATGTCGTAGTTGCGATAACGAGATGAGAAGTTCAAAAGAATCTTGTCGGCAAAGTATGGGATAGGTTCATTTGCTTCAATGCAAGGTTCGTGAAGGTCGGTCATTAATTCGGGGTACACAAGAAACTGATTCCGCCTCAAATCACCAGCAGCGAGATTCAATCCGTGCTTCCTGAACTTATCAAAGTCATAATCAATGTCGGGGTGTGAGTGCATCTCAACGCTTTTAATGTACGATTGATGCTCAAGCAATGGTTTGATGTATTCGTATGATTTCAAGTTCATACAATATCCTCCGCTTGGATGACCGGCAACAGTATTCTGCTCACGGAATCCGATGTGAAAATCTACCGCACCGTGCAACTCCGCAACTCGCTTGGTTGCCGTAAGTGAATAGATCAAATCACCAAGATGTCCCGACTGGATTACTTTCATTCGTTTGGTAATAAAGGGATAGGCATCCAGTACAACATCTCTACAAAGTTCCCTGTGAATTCATCAATCCAATAACCGTCAATGTAACGGGCAAGGTGTTTGATCTCTTGTATATCACTCACCACACAAAGTCGTTCATCTTCAGGTGGTAGGATGTTCTCATCTCTCCAGTTTGCTCTCATCTAAATTTAGTGTTATTGTGAAGTTCTTTGATTCAATCGTTTGGTCAATCGTTTCTTTTGGTTTGCCTTGTGATCTCGTGAGCAACATCTCCAAGTTGAACAGGGAGTTTTTGTCGTGCGACTTCAACAAAGCACCAGCAATGATTCTCTCAAGGATTGTGAACTCATCACCCTTGTCAATCTTCTCAAGGTCTTTGCGTGACATCGTGAGCATCGTGTTGACTGTGTCCTCAACTTGGCTTTTTTGATATCCAATTTCCTTGAGTTGTGTGATCAACTTCTTGGGTCTGCCGTGCGGATTTAGGACTTCACCTTTCTCAGGTCTTGTCAAACTTCCTCCGTGTGGTTGCTTCTCTTGTATTGCCATATTCCCGAATTTATCCCGAATTTATTTTACCATTGACAATCTTTGTTCGTGAATGGATTTCAACCACTCCTTGTGTTGTTTCTTATCCCCGTACTTCAAGTGATCCTCACGACATAACGCCATCAAGTTTTCAATGTTGTCTGCCTCTTTGCTCCCTCCGATTCCTCTCGCTTCAATGTGATGGATGTCAATGGCAGTTTTGCCACACACCTCGCAAGGGATGAAGTCACTTATGTCATAACCGAAATGATTGAGATAATGCATTGTGTGTGTTTTCATATCTCCAAATTGTACTCATTCAGCAGTTGGTGGAGTTTGTCTCTTGTCTCTTGCAATGCTTTGTAAGTATCCTCGCTTTGGTTATCCGGTGCATACTTAATCAATCCTCTCAAGTGCTGGTCTAAATAGTAAGCAACCAACGAGAACTTGTATCCGTTTACTGCCATATCAAACTCTGCTCGTTCTTCAGTTAAATCGAACTCAAGGATTGCTTTCATTGCTCACCTCCTCCGTAGGTTTGTTCGTAGTATTGTTCACCAGTTATTGGTAATGTACTTTCAGGATAATCAATTCCATAAACTGTTCCTTTGTTGTATGCAGTTTCAATTCTTTGCTTCTCCATTTCTTTGGCTTGTTTCCAATCTTCAAAGGTTAATTCTCTGTTATATGCAATTTCCCATAATAACTCCACTGCCGTTTGTTGTTTATTGCTCATTCTTTCTCCTCCTCTTTGGTTTCTGCTCATCATCGGCAAGTTGTGCCAACTCCAATGCTTTTTGGTCTGCCCATATTAATAGCGAGAACACCGACTCAATGACACAAGTTGAGCAGTTTGGAACATTGCGACCAAATATCTCACGATGTACATTTTGCAGTTGTGCGGATTGCTCAGGCGTTAATTGGAACACGAGTGTCTTTTTGTAGATCTCGTATGCCGGGCGGAGTGACTGGATAAATTCTATCATAGGTTTTGTATTTCTTGTTTTATATTTATCCAATATGAATAAACACCACTCGGTATGTCTAATCCAAAGTCATCTGCGTTGCATTCAAGTTCTTGCATTATTTCATCAACGCAAATCAACGCACATTGAATCCCTTCGTTTCGTTGTTGCAATCCAACTACGGTAAATTTATCAACCAACTCTTTTGCTTTCTCTTGCGGTGTCATAGTTTTGTTTCAAGTAGTGCAACAATTACGGTTGCGATGGATGCGTACAAGATACCCACAAATCCGTAGGTGTATATAAAAAACGACAATCCCAACCACCACGACAAACAAAAAGCACAGTCAAGTGGTTTCATTCGTTTCCACTTTGAATAGTCGCTTCCGTAGAGATAGCGTTTGAGAAGGTCGGCTGGTTTACCGAAGTTGACGATGATGATGCTTAGACAAGCAATTCCAATTATTTCGTTGTACATCTTTCTTTCATTAGTTTAATTACTCTTAGCACTTCACGAACTGATATATCCGTTTGGCGGTGGATGGCTCTTGCTGACATTCCGCTGCACCAAAGTTTGAAAAGTTCTCGTTCATAGAAATATGCCGTTTCCGTTACTTGGTTAATTTTGTTGATTCGGTTTGACTCAATTTGTTCTTCTTGCTCTCGCTCAACGAGTAGGTCGGGTTCTTCCGGGAAGTCCAGCTCATAAACATCGTAGTGGTCATAGATGCGAGATCCACCGAAGGGATGCCGGTTGCCGTTGATACAAAGGTACAAAGTGCGGATTGCCCAAAATTGGAGATATCCTTCCCGTTGTAATTTCTCCACATATTCATCAGGTTTCTCAAGGATGGTTAAAAAAAAGTATTGATACAGTTCGTTGGCAAGTTCGTTGTTCTTAGCGATGTTCTTCGTTGCTTTCCTCAACCAATCGGCTTTGGATAACTCCAATATGATATCCGCTTTTGTCAACTTTTCTTTTCAATAATGCAAATATAACCATCTTTTTCGTATTTCTTCTTTATGCGTAACGCTTCCTGCTCAGATTGGACTATACTGATTGACGAGCTTAGACCTTTCGTGGAGGTGCAGACCCAATAAGGATAGAGCTTCGACATATAATTTGTTACTTGTTCGGTCATATTCTATGAGTGATTCGTACACTTGTACGGAGTTGATGATGGTTGAGTGATCCCGATTGAGAATCTTGCCGACTGAAAGATAGGTCATCTTCAGATGCTTCCTACATAAATAGCAAAACAAGTGCCGAGCATCCATAATGTTTTGAGTTCTAACCTTGTCCACGATTGCATCAGGTGTGACATCATAGATGATTGCAACCACTCGCATTGCTTCCGTCCATTCGGCATCTATCTCGTTAATCTTGCATCGTGGGTTCACGATTTGGTCTTTGAGTTTCTTGATCTCTCGCATCCGTGAATCGTTCAGTTCTGCGATTACACCTTTGAGCCGTTTGACTTCTTGCTTCAACAGGTGCATCTCTTGATAATCAATCATAACAATTTTTGATTGTGTTCACCGAGTTGGATGAATCCTGAATCCGATGTACTGCCAGTTACTTTGATGAAGTCAACTTCAATCTTGGCTGAGTTGATAATCACTTGTGAAACATCTGCCATCGTTTGTGCAGTTTCAATGTCAATCTCACCATCTCTTAATTTTTCCAATACTTCAAAAAGGTGATCTCTTAAGTCGGTCATTTTATTTCTTGCCATAGCTGTTTATTTTTCTTGTTATTTGTTTTTTTATGTGAATTACTTCTTTGATTTCTTCGGGTAGGTTGACATAGGAATTTCTCCTCATATTTTCAGCCCTATCAATTAACTCTAAATTCTCAATTGTGATGTTCATTTTGTTTCGGTCTTTGAATACCACAAACATTCCTTTCGGGATCTCTTGGTTGTATTGTTTCCAAAGTAGGATGTGAACAAACTGAAATCCTTTGTCGGTTTTTTCTACCAGGTATCCATCACGAATTGAACGATATCCAATCGGTTTCCAATTCGGTGGCTTGTGTCCTTTTTTGAACTGTGTTTCCACTCCTCCAATATGCAATCCTTTCATCCCTTTGTTCCAAGCTTTTTGTCCTTTCCTGAATTGGGTGTTGATATTGGATTCTTTAATCCGTCCACCATTGATGGCTAAATACTCAGGTGTTTTCTTCAGCTCCAATTTGGTTGCTTTGTTGTATACCTGCGACATAGTGCAGTTGAACTGTACTGCCATTTCGTTTGTGATCGTATGCGGATATATCTTGACGAAAATATCTACCTCTTGCTTTGTCCAATACTTTCTCATAGTCGTTCTTCGTACATTGTGCGTGATCCAATAAAGGTGGTGTCTATCGTGTGGCATTCTCCGTGCCTGTTCTTTGCGATAATCAATTCAGCATCTTCCTTCTCAAGCTTCTCACCTGAATAATAAGCTGGTCTGAATGGGAACATCACAACATCCGCATCTTGTTCAATACTTCCACTCTCACGGATATCACTCAGCATAGGTCTCTTGTCCGCTCTCTCCTCGCATTTGCGTGATAACTGAGCCAACACTATCACGGTGATGTTTAGTTCCTTAGAAAGCAACTTTAAGTTTCGGGATATCTCTGCAATTTCTTGCTCCCTGTTTTGTTTTGTTCCTTTGATTAACTGGATGTAATCAATCACAAGAAGTTCAAGTCCGTGTTTAGCTTTATGTATCTTGGCTTTGGATTTGATTTGCATAATTGAGCAGTTAGGGTCATCGTCAATAAAGAATTGCACTGTCTGATTGTTGGCTTTGTCAATGATGATATCCACTTCGTATTCTCTCAAGGTGGCGTTCCTAATCTTCCAGCTTGAGATGTCGGTGATCAATGATAAATATCGTTTGGCAATTTGGTCGTTGCTCATCTCCAACGATACAAACAAACCTTTCCCATCACGCTTGGCAAACTCCCACATCAAAGTAAGAGCGAGTGCCGTTTTGCCTTGACCAGGTCTCGCAGCCATCACAACTAAATCACCGGGATTCCATCCACCCAACATCCTATCAAGTCCAACCCATCCCGTTGGTCTGCCGGTTAGTTGATCACCACGCTTCACGGCTTCAATGATTGTATCAACGGCTTTGTTTGTAACTTGTGTAATCTGCACAGGGTCGTTGATGCTTGTGAACTTGGTGTTGTCTATCATCGTTTGGACATTGGTGAGCAATTCTTTCAAGTCGGTTGCCAAATCCAAAGTAGAAAGGTTGTTCAAGAATTCCTTCTTCAGGTACTTGTGTTCAAGTTCGGGCAGGTGACTGCTGATGTTTGGCATCCCGTAGACATCTTGAGTCAAGCGAACGATGTAGATCATCTCTTCCCGTTTGAATAATCTGCCCAAAGTAAGAACATCAATGGGGTCGTTGTTAATGTACATCTCCAACATTGCCTCAATGATGCGTTTGTTTAGCTTGTCTTCAAACCATTGCGATTTGATGCGTGGAAGCATTGCTCTTGTTTGGTCATAAAACAAAAGTTGGGAAAGTATATATTGCTCAGAGTTCATAGTCTTTCAAATTAAACTTACTTCGGTGGATTATTTGTTGATTACTCGTATTATTTTCTTTCGGTTCGTATAGACCAGAATAGTTTTGACTGATTGAGAATTCAACAACTTTGGTAAATTCACTTGGCGTGTATTTGTCTTTAATTGTTTTAACCAGTTGTTCAATACCTGTCTTGGTATATTTTTGTTTCTTCTCTTGTTTATATTTCAACCATAAATCAAAGGATTCTATGTACTCATCAGAAATTTTAACAGTTGTTTCTTTTGTATTATTATTCTTTTGTGGAATGTCTTCTTTATATATAGTATGGTTTTCGGACAGTCCGAGATTCGGTAAGTCCGACGGTTGGTCAATCCGACATTCGGTCAGTACTGGTTCTTCATAGACAATATGATTCCATCCACGCACGAGATTTGTTTCAGCATCAATCACACGAACTGAAACGATATACCCTTTGTCGACCAATCCTTTCCAGTGAGCATTGAATCGGTTTCTACCTATGTTCATTTTCTGCCAAATGACGGTCTTATAAACCACCCAATCTTCAGGCAATGATAATAGATAGATCAAGATTGTTTTTTCCTCACAAGTCAACTGTGAGCTTTGCAAGATATCATTGTTGATGGGAGTGTATCTGCTCTTCCCCGTTTTTTTGCTTCTAACTATTTGTCCTATATTTTCCATAAATCAAAAAACCCCCGAACAAATACCCAAGTGCGAGTTGAGTATTTGCCGAGGGCAAAATGTCTTTGTCAGTTGTCTCGCACACAACTATTAACACAACAAATTTAATCAATCATTGCGGATATCCCAAATCTTTCTTTACTTTGACTTGGTATCTTTGGCGTGACTGGTAGTTCTGCCCACGAAGATGTTCGTGATGCTCTTGGAGTTGAGCTCGTGTTCTCCTGATGGTTTCGGGTGATGGTAGTTGCTTGGCTTCAAACATCGTGAAGAAGTCATTGCCGTTGCACATACCTTTGTAGATCACCGTCATAAGTTTGAAATCACAATCCCTTGTTTCCGGTTGGTTAATCATTACTGCCGTTACCGTTGCTTTGATATATTTGTTCATAGTTGTAGTGTGGTTTTATTTTGTCGTATAAATACGCTGCTCTTTTTGGGTTAATGTTTAGACGCTTACCGATGTAGTCCCAAGTGTGTCGCATATCTTCTCTAAGAACTGCGATTGCCCAAATGAGAGCATACTCATCCATAGATTTCCTTCGCTTTGCTGAATCCGTCATTGTAGTGTTCCTGGCTTATGAATGGTTCGTACTGGATGGCTTGTCGTTCTATGTCCATCAGGACTGATGTTGTGTAGATGTCAGACCTCAGCTCACCGCTTTGGACTTTTTCCCATAGCAACTCAAAGATAAATTCCGTTGTTGTCTTCATTGTCTATCTATAAAGTTTGCGTATTCAATAGCATCCTGTTCGTTCTCAAATGTGGCGAGGAGTTCTCCTGCGAAATACACTCGCCACTTTATGATGAAATTAATTGATGCCTTTACGACCAGAGCTTTGAGCATTTTTTCTACTTTGAATTAAATCGTTGGCGTGAAGTTCCCAAGTTTTAGCACGATCGTTTGCTTCGGCAATCTTTGACCTGATGGTCAGATTCTCCGTTTGCAAATCCCACAACTCACGATTAAGCTTGTTTACCTGTTCTTGTAGTTCTTCTTCCCTTGTTGAAAGTGCGTTGACTTTGAACAAGGCAATGGCGAGAAACAAAGCCAGTCCGAGAATGATGATTGTTGTCATAAGAATCTGAATTTAATGATGTTATTGTTTTTGTTTTTGGTGTCCCTTACTTCTTCAATAAGATTAAGTTGAACATATTTTTTAATCAAATTTGAAACATCCCATTTCTTGTGCTTGATATAAATCTCCTTAAAAAGAACATCGTGTCTGAGAATCCATTCTTTTCCGTAAGCGGACTTGATTTCGTCTAAACACAATTGAGTCGTTCGGTGAATCCCTCGGTTGCGTGTTTTCTTAACTGGTGTTGTTGTTTCCGCAAAGTACCGATTCAAGATACTCCACGCTTTCTTCAAGATTGCCAAATCGCTCTCCGGCATTTGGTCAAATAATTGCATTTGATTCATAGTTTTTTTATTTGTTTTTTCCTTTGTAAAATTTGTGTTTGTAGATTGCCTTCGTGTAGGTATCAAATTCGGGGATGTAGTTGTCCTTCTCAAATTGATAGGGCGATGCTTCAGGCAATTTGTCAAAGTCATTGAAGTATTGTTTCAACTTCCAGTACACGAACATCACCGCAATGGTGATGGGTGTGATTACGAGTAAAAAAATTAAGTCCATAGTTTTATAATTAAGGGGATGATTGCTCACCCCCGTGTTTTTTTATTTTCCCCAAACTGGATGCAAGTTATAGTGTTGTTCGTTTAGGTAGATGATTTGGTGAAATTGGTTTTGTGTTTCACCCTGTTGTTGGAAAATAGAAACAATGCCTTTTTTAATTAAACTACCAAGTCCACCTCGTACAATCTTGATATCGGTGTTTGTCCATTTAGCCAAATCATTTGCCTCAACATCTGAGAAACCTTCTTCAGCATACAGGTGATTAATTAAGGCATTTAATAATGTCTCTTCCAGTTGTGTTAAATTCATTTCGTTTTTCATAGTGATTCAAACTAACACAATAACTTTCACAAATGAAAATATATTTTTCTTTGACTTGGTGAATGAACGATTTATTTAGTGATTGACAAAAATAGTTCTCCAGCCGCAGACAACTTCTCGTCAATGATTTCTTGAATGTCCTCCTCCAAAGTGATTAAGGTTTGCGTGAGCTTCTTGCCGATGGGCATTCGTGGATCGTACGATAAGAACAACGCCTCAGTCATCTCCGTTGCAACCATCCCCATCTGAACTTGCCAATAGTATTCCGGGCGTTTAGATTTGAGTTGCTCGTTGTTGGTGATGAATGAGTTCTGAAGGTGGTTTCCCGAATTAAACGGGCATTTGATTTCAACCAGGTGTGTTCCAAGTGCATCAGGTGAATATCCACCCCATTCTCCATAGGTGATGAAGGTGTATGTTTCCGCACCGTAGTATGTATAAAAGTCATCGGTCTGCTGAGTGAAGTAGTGAAATGCCTCTTTCTCGTGTTCCTTGCCCCAGTCCAAAGCACGACCATACATCTCTGCTCTTTGACCGGTCAGATACTCCGCTGCCTTCTCAAAGATAAATGTCTTTGCAGTTTCCGATAGGTACTCCGATTTGTTTTTCGGAGTTCCCATCAGCTTGTGGATTTCAGATGCGGTGAAGCGAGAACGCCTTAGATCTTGCCAGTCGTCTTCGTTCAAATTAGTGTGAATTGTTGGAAGTTGAAGTTTCATTTCTCGCCTATTAAAAGTTTCTGATTTGTTTCGCTCACTTCAAACTTACTGGTGATGTCGGTCATCAGTCCACCTGTCTGCAAGTGTTCAACTGCCTTTGCCCAACTCTTGTGCTTTGGGGTGAGTTCTTCTTTCTTGGGTGCTGACTGCCTTCCCATTGCTTTCTCTCCGTCATCGTCATCGTCAATGTTCAGATTTAGGATTGAGCCGAGTGCATATCTCCGTGCGTAGGTCATTGCACTTCCCATTGCTTGTGGATCGTTTTGTTTTGCAACCGGCATCACATAGGATGATTCCATCCACTCGCCTGATTCAGCGTGAACGATTAATGTCGTGAGTGCATTCCCATCAGGGAACTGTGTAATTGCCAAACCGCATTCGCTCAATGGCTTTTGGATGGTGTCCAGTATGTTCGCTAAACTTGCATACTTGGATTTGAAGAAAGGATTGCTTGATTCCTTTCCGACCTTGCTCACCGTTGCTTGGAAGTTTACCAACGCACCGGCAATGTTCTTGATTGATTCGCTTTTATTCATAGAGTTTTTATAAAAAGTTTGTTTGTTGTCCGAGCATAAAAAGGACTGTGAATCTTGTCGGCTCCCAACAAAAGAATGCTTCTGAGTTGATACCATCAAATTCCTTAGTCACGCAATCACCGAATCCCACTTCTCGTGAGTTGACATATTCTTGAAGCTCATCAATGTGGTTTTTGATTAACCAATGATCAACGGCTTCGATTGTGTAGATGTATTTCTCTTCGGTGATAAGACCTTTCACAGTCAGAATCCATCCGTTAATTGCCAACTCAATCATTGGACACCTCCCTCAATGCAATCTCAATGACGGCTTTTGCTTTGGGAGAAACGATGTTTCCCTCAACTAAATACTTTCTGACAGTTGGAAGTGATACTCCCGTTTTTCTTGCGACAATCTGATAAAGACCTTGTCTGCGTTTCAGTTTGATGATTTCAATTGCTTTCGTGTAATCCATAACGAGAGCAAAAGTAAAATAAACTTATCAGTAATGCAAATAAATTTTACTTTTAATTATATTTTTATGTCCTCACTAAATATCAAATCCCCGAAACGAGCGTTCAACTCGTTGACCAATTCCATTTGTATGGATTCGGTAAACGCTTTCTCAAGGAATGGTTGTGCCTTCGTTCCGCTTCGGTGAATCTTCTTGGCAATGGCTTTGGCAAGTGAATCGTAGGTTTGACCTTCAGCCGGTTTGATACCCTTTTGACTGATCCAAGTTTTTAACGATTGCCATAAGTAAGGAGTGCCTTCAATATGTCCTCCTCGTGTTGGCTTTCTTCCGTATTCAACAAACTCCCAATAGTCCTCAGCAAGTAAAATTGTGTTGATGGATGTCGGTGACTTGGTGATGTTACCGGGTGCGAACGATTGGCGAAGTTTACCACTTGCGATGCTATTGTTTGCATCAATGTTCGCCCAAATCGGTGGGATTACCTTCTTGTTCCACCAATCAATAATAATTTGCTGAAGGAGTGACCCTTGAGATGCATCACCTAAATAAGTATCAAGTGCATCAGGCAATTTGGATAAATCTATTTGAGCCATCCGAGAACGCTTAAAATTACCAAACCTATACTTATACTCTTGAACAACTTCAAAGTGCGTGAGATGGCTTTATTTTGCTTCACAAGGACTTTGTTTTCATCCTTCAGATATCCGATGTTCAACTTCTGCTTGATGATGATTGAATCTTGCTGGTCAATGATGATGGAATCCGCTTGGACAACCTTCATCAATTGCGATACTTTCTGCCGTGCGATTGCACCTTTGACCAAGTAACTATTTGCCGAGCGTAGAGTCGCAGAATCTATGGAGATTGATTGCCCCTTCAAGTCCTGAAGATGTAGCATCAAAAGTATCAAGAAAAATCGTGTCATAGTGGTTGATTTCTTCAATGAGCTTTATTCTTTTTATCTTGGTATGTTCAACGATTCGCTCGTGCATCTCGACATTGATCTGCGGTGGGATGGGTCGGTGTTCTTCTTGAAAGTTGAACATTGACCAAAGCACACTACACAGGAACAACGCAACTATTAGCCAAATAAGGAGTGAGGATTTGGAAGTTGATTGCATATCCAGCAAGTATGTCAGTTTTCGCATCGTAGAAAGGAGTGGCATTCCCGTTGATGCTTAATTCAAAATCACCATCTGCTTGATTGTTGTTGTCAATCAAAGCAAATATGTCAGCCATAATCTGAGCCGTATCCGAAAGCACCTCAATTGTGTTGGATTCAGATTCAAAAACACGATCCATCACAATCAATGCAAAGTTGTATGTCATCAACTTCCCGGCTGACTGGAGATTGAACCCATCAGGATACAACCAAACAAGCGGATAGTATTCAACATTCTCAACCGTGAGATTGGACTGCTGACCTACACCAAAGTGACCGACCATTTTATGGCTTTCGGCTGCTTCTTGGATTTTTGTGATGATTTGGTTTAGGGTCATTCTTTAGGAATTTGAGAAGTTTGGCTTCGTTGTTTTTTTGCCACTTATTTGTCCTCGTGGGGGAAGTCATAGTTCCAGAAACAATCGTCATAGTTTGTCGGTAGATAAATTCCTCCGCTGAATGCGGTGTTCTTTGGTCTGATGGTGTCAAAGGTATTGCCAGGATTCAAGAATAACGGATAATCATTCGTATTGGTACGCAAGTAATCACGCAACCTATTCGCATAGTATTCGGCTTTGTCACGGTATCTGCCTTCAATCAATGTCATCTCTTCCACCGATACTGCACGAGCATTGTCAGATTCACGAGATGCAACTGATTTGTTCATCAACTTGAATGTCATTGGCAACATTGCCTCAGTCAAAGTGTAGTACCTCAAACAAGGTGCAATGTATGAATCCAAAAGGGTGGTGTTTAAGTTGGTCAGAGTTCCTGCAAATGCCTGAACTTGCAACTCGTTGTAAATACCTGAACCGATGACATCCCGGATATAAATCTCTTGAGCTTCTTTTATTGCTGACTTGAGCAACTTGTCATCCACATTCTCATTCAACGGACTGTTGTCCTTGAGATAAGTGGTGCTTATGAAATATACAAAGTTTGTCATTTCTTAATTCTCCTTAATAATTGTTGTTGCCAAATGTGACGGCATTGTGGAACATTCACATCTCTCACTGGGTCGTGATACCACCCACCTCGTCTGCTCCAAACATCAATCCCCGTTTGTGCCGACATTGCATCAATATCCGCACGAGAATAAACACGATTGCTCCTATCTATTTGTCGGCAGAAATCACGAGAACCGGGTATAATCATTCCACCTGATATTCCTGGTGCAAGTGCGTACTTGTAACGGACAACGATTTCGGTTTGTAGTTGACTGATTTCATCCAATCCTTTTGGTGTAACCTCAAGACCTTCGTTGTATCCTTTGATTAACTTGGCATCGTTCAATTTTGCAATGGTATCAACCACCACTTGTGGATCAAGTTTGGTGATGTTGACGATATCACCTATCTGCAAACCTTTGTTTTCCTTCAGCACATTCAAGATGGCTGATTCAATCGCAGATGCGAAGTCAAACTTCATCGGTTCAAAGTTCTCAGCAGGTTCACCGTACTTCATAAACACCGCCAAATCTCTTTCATCATCCCATCCAAAAGGATTTTGTGATGACAAGGCAACGGGTGCTGCTCCTGATGGCAAAGAATCACCGCCAATAATCGGATCAAGTCCAGCCAATTGTCTCTTCTCGTTGATTGTCATATTTGACAAGACATTGTTTGCAACCAACGGACTCAATGCGTTGATGGCATCGTTCAATGATGACTGCACTTTTACATTTGAAATTTGTGGAAGTCCCAATTCTTGACGAGCTTCTTCGTTTGAAATCAAACCGGCAGTAAATAACGCCTGATAATCCAATCCGATCGGTGGTTTGTTTATTGTTTCCAAGCGAACTGGACTGATGAACTCAAACAAGTAAGTCAAAGTATCATCAATCTTTTGTTGTCTTGGTTCGATGTACGATTGTTGGAACATCTCATACGCTTCAATCATCTCTGAACGACCTCCCAATTGACCCTCTACACGCACTCCAAACAACATCGGAGAGTTCACCTTGTGTGCAACAAATATCTCTTGTTGTACGGTCTTGTTTAGCAAATCAAATTGCTTGTCAAAATCAGACGGTTGCAAGTTGCTGATTACCGACTCTTTCTCTTGTGGGTCGTTGTATTGAATGATAAGTCCACCAGCATTGTCCGTGCCTTGATAATTCTCTTTGAATCGTCTTGCAGTTGCACGAGCTTCTTCAGGTGTTGGGATTCCCTTGAATAACTGGATGTGAGTTTGTGCGGTGAATCCGTTTTTGATTGAGTTCAAATAGTAATTTGAAATCTCCGTGTCCACTTCAATATATTTTAACGCACCGATGTAATCAGGCAAAGGATATTCCCCTTGTCCGGGACGATAGAATTGGCAATAATAAAGTGACTTTGATTCCCGTGTGGTTGCATTGAATGGCTGATAGTGAACTTGCTCCGCTTTGCGGTCAGTCCAATCCTCACAATACACATATTCGCCTTCAAGTCCTTTGCGGATATTCTTGAAAGGGATGTGGTAAATCTCAGCAATTGCCGTCTTGGCTTTGTTCCAAATTACCTCAAGGCAATAGCCATTGAACAACTCAAGGTCGTACGCTATTTTACCTTTGACTTGGTCAAGGGTTTCGTAGGCGTTAATGGCTTTGATCTTGGCTTCGGCTTTTGCGATGTCAACGGTGTTTTGTCCAAATACTTTAGTGCCAACTCCACTAATATACGAAGCTTTTGAAGAAACGATTGCATTGTGTTTAGGGCTTTTGTTAAATAGTTCTATAAGAAATTCGGGATAGAGATTGTCCGCTCCGAAAGTGACATATCCCTTCGCCTTATTCTCTTTGAATACGGGAAGAACATTGTCGTGAAAATTAATTCTTTGGAAGATCATCTCTACTAAATAGCAATCATTCCTTTTTGTTAGAGAACTTGTCAATAGATGTAAATCCAAGACAAGCAATCACGATGAATTCTACTGCACTAACCAAATCGGGAGAAGGTACAATGTCAGCAGGACTAAGAGAATTGTGAGCCATAGTCCCAAACAAAACAAAAGCACCGATGATGCCAACGAATCTTTTGGATGATGCTTCCCCTTTGTCACCTTTGAAAAAATCTAAAAACTTCATATCTCGTTTGAGTTTAATAATGTGTAAGTGAATGAATTTCCGTGCAATGCTGCGGCTTTTTTAACGATGACCATAAACTCGTCAAAGTCAGCTGACTTCTTGAACACCTGACAACCTTCACTCCAGTTCTCTACATAGGTAGAATCTGCACCGGCTTTGTGGATGTTGATTCCAAACACACCTTCTTGAATTTTGCTTTCATCATAGGTCATATCCTTGTTGGCATCACGATAAACTTTGACATTCTTCGCTTGTCTCAACGCTTCATATTTGCCTTGATGCAAACCGATAGCGTGTGAACCACGATATTGACCAGCAACCAAACGAGCAACACCAGCAGCGTTGTGAAATTCCTTCACGCCCTTTGTTCCTGGGTCAGTTGTCGCTGCCCACTTTTTGAATACCCAAGCACCGTTGTGTTTGTAGCTCAAAGTTAGAAAGTCATCAAATAGGTTTGTCACCTTGTTGCCGGTTGAACTTTGGCGAACACCGATGATGTTCAGATTCAATTCTCCAGTTGAGAAATAAGCGAATCCCTTCTTGATCATCGCAGCTTCAATTTGTTCTCTTGTCATCTTCCTTGTTTATTATATGGTTTGGTTGACTTATGTTTGTTTTTGTGCTTGGTATGTCTGCGGAGCTTATTCTTTGGCTTCGCTCTAAATGTGGATGTGTTGGTTGCCTTTGCCATTAGTTAAATATGTATAAACGGAAATACTCAAAGTCCTCTTTACCACCTTCTTCAACATAGTTCAACCAAGCATCGTATGCCTTGCCTGATAGTTTCAATGGCACTTCGCTTGTGTCAAGTCCAGCACCAATCATCTTGGCTGAAAACACTTCAACTTTCTTGGTCATCACATCAACCTTGTTCTCGGCAATGGCAACGGCTTCTTTTAACTGTGCTTTCTCTTCAACTTTCTCAGCGACCATCTTCTCACCCATTGCTTTTGCTTGTGCAGTTGCAACCGATGCCATCTCTAAATTCTCAGATATCTTTTGGAGCATCAGTTCCACCTCGTCAACAGGTACTGACTTTGATTTTTCTACTGGTGTGGCAATAATCCCCACAAAAAAACAAGCGACAAAAAGCAATGTGATGTGTTTCATAATTTTTTCATAGTGTTCATTATGCGAATCTCCGTGATGGCAGATGCCAATGCAGAATCCGAACGCTTCAGGGCGTAGGTCAATTTATCAATCTTAATATCAAGTTGATCTATCTTGTGATTACTCTTTTCAATCTGCTCTTTATACCCTGAACGAAGGTCAATGTAAAGATAGCTGACAGCCACAAGCATACAAAAAGCCACGGCAGCAATTGGATTTTTCTTAAATTGTTCAAACGATACTGGAAGTGCTGAAGGTTTTTTGATAGATGCCACGCAAACAAATAGAAAATCAGTCGTTGTGTTGCTTTTTGTCTTTCTCCATAAAATACTGATCTACAAAAAAGATAAATCCAAATAACAACAACCCAACAAATGCTGCTGCCGAAACACAAACCACAAAGGGTTCAACGATATCTTCAAAATGCCTATCCATTACTTTTTATCTGCCATATGTTTAACACCCATAATTGTTCCAATGATTGAGAATGAGTTAGTCAAGATGATTCCAAATAGATTGCTCCAGGTAGTTTCAATGATTGTAGAATTTAACCCCTTACTGATGACATACAAATAAAGAATCGTTGTCAAGATACAAACCGCACCAATCACCGATAATGCAACCTTCACAATCAATCCAATCAGTTCAAATTGAGTCCTTTTTTGTAGTGATTCCAAATCCTCAACGGCTGCGTTCTTGAGCATCTCAGATTGTGCAAGTGATTCTTGCAAATCTATCATCAACTTCTCACGATCCGCTTGGCTTTCAATTAAGTCCTTGTTTTGAGATTGAACTTGTTTGGTAATCTCTAATCGTTTCCGTCTTGTTTCTTGATCACGCTGCTTTGCCTCGTCAATGTACCTTTGGAATTCCTCATCCGTAGTTTGGATGACTTTCAAGACATTGCCCTCTAAACCAACCTTTTTTGTTTTCCATAGGTTGAGTAGTTGTTGGGCAGTATCATTGCTTAGAATCACTTGTATACCTTAAACGGAGCAGTTTTGTTCTTGTACCCTTCATAATCTCTGCGAAAGGATTCCAATCTTGGCTCAATCTCATCTGATTTAATAATCCAAAACTGAGCTCCAACGGATTTCGCCTTGTCAATTTCTTGTTTATCGTCTGAACTGGAGATGATTCCGATGACAACCCCGTTGCCGTACTCCGTGTTGATTTTTCTAATCAACTCAATCCCATCAAACGAACTGCCGATGATGTTCAAATCCACAAACACGCATTCGGGTCTATCTTCCACAGGACCTTCATTGAACCACTTCTTGAATAGTCGGTCGGCTTCGTCTGAAGATGTTAAACTCTGGAGGGAAAGTGTGATGTCCAGTAAAGAACAAGAATCTTCAAAAACTAAGTGGAATAAATCCTCGTCATCTACAAGCAATATGGAATCAATCATCGTATTTTTATCTTTAATTTTGTACCTATTTCTAATTTCTCAGCAGTCACCGGGAATTTGTGTTCATCCATTATCGCAATACAAATGTTCAAACCCAATCCGCTTCCAGCTTCTTTCTGCCCTTCTTTTCGTTTATACGGTTGCGACCATTGAATCAAATCCTCTTGACTCATTCCACGACCATTGTCAACGATGCAAAGATAGTTGTCCTCCGCAAATATGCGAATCACCTTCGTTGAACTATCATTGTACTTTAACCCGTTTCTGATTAGGTTATCAACGGCAGTACAAAACAACGACTCGTTCACTTCAATAGTGGGTAGTTCTTCAATGACAACTTGCTTTTCGTAACTGGTAGAACTCAGGTAACTGATTAGGATTTCACGCAGATCAAACTCATTCTTTTCAAGTTGTGCATCCGCCTTCACCAAGTTCGTGAATTCTTTCACTCCCTTGTAAACTTTTTGCGTGTGGGTCAATCCCTCTTCAATCATTCGCAAGGGTGCATCAATCTTTAGTTCCTTGATTTGCTCTTCAGACAATCTGCGTTTTAAGGAACTCAAACCACGAGGAATGTATGTATTGATACCTGAGTGCATATCGTGTCTTAGAATCTTCGCAGCGTGTTCCAAATAGGAATTCTTTTTGTTTACATCCGCTTCAATTATCTTCTTGTCGGTGATATCGGTTGCAATGAGCATCACTTTGTAAACTTCACCGTATGGATCTTTGATGGGGTTGTAGTTTGCAAATAACCATATCACCGAACCATCTGACTTCAATCGTTCATATTCTCCTTGCTTGAATCTGCCGACTCTGAGTTGATTCCAAAATGAGTTGTATTCGTTCGCATCTACATCACCGACCAAAACTTTGTGGCGTTGTCCAATTATATCTGCATAGCCAAATGATGTGTAAAACTTTGAATTTGCTTTTCGGATAGTTCCGCTTTTGTCAAACTCCAATACGATGTTACTGGCATCAATGGCGTTGAATGTATCGTCAATGCTTTGGAATTTATGTCGTGCTTTTCTGACGAACTCAACGACCACAAAATAGAAAAAAGGCAGGAATCCAATAATTGACCAATAGCCGAAGAGTGCAGCTTCGTGACTTGGCTGAATGTATTTCAGTACCAGGGCAGTTTGCACCGATAAAAAACACAACATAATTACCGCAGCAATTATCAAAGCGATCCAAGAACGACCGCTTAGTTTCATATCGGAAATGGTGGTGGAATGTATTCAATTCGTTCAAGTTGTTCAAGTTGGTTGTGTATTTCTGCAAAATTAGAATCACCTAAAACCTCTAATCCAACTATCCATCTATCGCTACCATCTTGTACAAATAGCAGTTCACTGGAATTATGTCTATATCCGTTTAGTGCGTTATATTGCTCATCGTTAGGGTGTAGTACAGTAATCATAATGATGTCATATAGGTATTTAACGCATTAGAAAAATTAACTTGAGTTGATGTCAAATCCCCTCCAGTAAAAACGCAAGAAACTTTCTTATTTGTCAATTGTCCTGGAGATCCCCCTAAAGACCACGCTAATGCATAAAAATTAGTGTTTGGCAATGCAGTAGTTGATTCTGATTTTGAGTCATGCAATATACCGTTTTTATAAATATTTACCGTTGTGCTATTTGTTCTATTTGCACAAATCAACCCCGTTTCCGTAATATTTGTACTTGGGAATGCGGAGCCGGAATCGTTTAGTCTCGTCAAATTACTGTTTCTATTTGGGACTAATGCAGAAAAAGCATTTGGAAGAACCAATGCCCCTATATAGGCAAAATCGCCCGTTGCGTTTTCAAATAAATAAGCCCCAACAGATGCACTGTTTAAAGTGTAATTTGTTGCATTTGTGACAGCATTATAGTTTGTATTTATATAACTTGACAAGGCATTACCATTGAATCCTTGATTAGTTGTAAAAGTCGGACTATTAACAGCGGTATATTGTGATAATCTTTTCCAATCAATTAAAGCAAAACTACTATTTCCGTTAGTCGCAAACATTGCAAAAGTGTCTAATTTAGACCAAACACCAGCCGACTTCAAATCACCAATTAATCTATTTTGAAGTAATTGTTGCGATGCACTTGGCAAGGTATATCCTTGTGATGTGGCGTAATTTAATATCGCTTGATAGTCTACATCAATTCCGAAATCACTACTACCAATTAACCCCAACTGCGTAGGCAATTGCCCAGCGACCAACTTGTCACCAAACAATTTTTCATTAAACCCACGCATTATCCCAAAGTCAGGCATCTCAATAATCTCCTTTTACTGCAAATATATTTACTCCTGCGGTGATGGCAACAGTTGTTCCAACCTTTACGACTTGCCCAGCTTTTAATTGCAAATCAGAGTAAGCAGTTACCGCCCTTTGCGATGTGGTTGTATTTCCTGCGGTAATGGCAGCCAAAGCAATCTCATCAAACAACTTGAAATTTGCCCCAGTTGAATCACTAATGAAAATAAGCACAGCAGTTGCCGCATTTGTTCCTGCAACCTTTGCCCCTATCTGCGTGATCTTCGTGCCGTTTGTTGCAGCAGTTAAAAGCGTGACGGTGTTTGTCATCGTTGCACCTGTTCGGTCGGTTGTCGCACCTGTTACCGTTGCAAATGAAAGTTCGGGAGATAGTGCGAATATGGGTGATGTATTTGCTGCCATTTTAGTAGTTGTAAAATAAGTATAAATCCCCACCCGTTGAAGGTGGAATGTTTAAGTTTGTCAAATTAGAGCCGTCAACGGCAGGAAGTTTGGTTGATGCATCCAACTGTACTAATTGCGATGCTCCGTTAAATGTGTTTCCTTGCTTTGTAACGGCAGATGTTAACCTCGCATCAGCCAATGTACCACTCGCAATGTTTGATGCGTTTGTGGTGTCTACATCGGCAACATTGCCCAACCCGACTTGTGCTTTTGTAGTAGCGTGTGGGTTGCTTGTATCGGATGTATGTGATGTAAGTGTTGAAAGGTTTGCGGTGATCTGAGCTTGTAACTTACCGAACGCAACCAATACTGAATCGGTTGCAGAAATCACGGCATTTGTCACCAATGAAAGACCAGTCAACACAACTGCTCTCACTCTCGCTGCGGTGAAATACTCGTTTGTTCCCTCGCTTATGTCCGTTGTTGTCAATACAACTGCACCCGTCTTTGTGTTTACGGATTGGACATTGCCTTGTGATGCGATGGTGATGGTTTGGAGTGTATCGTCAAAAGTGATAGATGTGTTTGAACCAGCTTTGAACGCTGCCTTTGCCTTCGTGTAAACTCGTGTATTGGTGAAATATAGGTTTGTTCCTTCTGCAAGGTTTGTTGTTGAACTGGCTTCCAATACCCTTTGTCCTATGTTGGCAAGGTTTGTCCGTTTGGTGACATTCTCTGAATAGTCAACGATCGGTATACTATCTTGATTGACATCAATAGTTCCAATGGAATCAAGTTGTGAAATTTTCTTGTTAGACATAACTTTCTATCAAACGACCTCCATCCTCTTGGAGCAATAAAAATGAATCCTCAGTTAATAAGAAAGCAGCAGTCAACGCATCTACTTCATAGTTCTTCTTAACATCATCCACGCTTCTCTCAAACCCCATATCACGATTTGTTGTGAATGTTTTCTTGGTGAGTGATACTTCGTGTTCAACGCCCATATCACGATTCGTTGTGTAGATTTTCTCGCTCACGATACCTGATAGAATAACTCGTTGTTTAACAATGGCAGAACTTTCAATAATCCCGTTTCAACCAACTCATCAGCCAATGAAGGATTCAAATTGTTAGATGAAATTTGTGCGTAGATATTGTACTCGTGTTCACCGACCTCCAAAGTTTTGGCATCCGTTACACCTTCATCAAACAAAAACTTGTTGTATCGTTCTTTGAAAGTGGATGTGTCAGTCAATATAAAATTCTTGACCGCATCGGTTTGTCTGCACTTCATACTAAATAAAAAATACGGGTTTGCAATCGTCACTTTTTCGGTGAGAGTTACATACCAGTATTCGGAATCTTGTTTAGTTACTTGGAGCATCTACCTAAAATAGCGACTTGTCTTTTATGTAACAAAAAAGGGTGAGCAAATGCCCACCCTCTCTCTCTATGAATCAAGCGTACTTAAATTCCTAATGTGGTTACTACCGATGCTTGAAGCAAGAATGGTGCTTCGGCTTCAATGGCAGATAGAGTCACCTCGTATCCAGTTGAGTCACCCATTGCAGTACCCGTGTTGCTGACCATTGCAGTCACATCACAACCCAAGTCCTTACCAGCCAACCAATACTCATCGTTGTTCGTTTTCACGATTGCATAGCAACGACCTTGTGCAAGGAGTTTCATCTCGTTACGCTTGGTGGTTGACAATCTGCGAAGTTTGAACGCAATGTCGGCTTGGTTGAAAGATGTGCCGTTCTCAATGCTCACATTTGTGGTGTTTGTCATTGAGCCGGTTGCTTTCGGTAGCTCGTAAGTGTATACATCACCGCTCACCACAGTTGTTGCGGTAACTACACCACTAACAACGGTAAACTTAGATGCTGTCCAACTGATTAGGTGGATGCTTTTGATACCCCCGATTGCTTCTTTGCAATCAAGGGTAAATCCTGATGTTAATAAACAAGCCATCCTACCTTAGATTAAAGGGTGAAATAAACAACTTCAGATGGGAATGCAACCTGCACACCATACTTGAAAGTCAAACGGAAACGAACTTCGTCAGAATCTTCAGAGTACCAAAGTTTTGCGATTTCCTCTTCGTTTGCAAGGTCAGTTCCTAAGAAGAAGTTAGACAAAGAACCAGCAAACAATTTGTTTGTTCCGTTCAAACCACCAACGGCGATCAACTTCATATTAGTTCCAGGATAAACCATTTCCATTTCAGTTGCAGCATCAGCTACATAGTGAAACAAATTGGCGTTCTTCAAATTAACCAACATCAACTTGTAAGCATCAACACCCAAGAAACAAACTAAGTCAGTTTTGGTTGCAACGGCAGCAGGGATGTTTGCATAGATTTGATCCAAGATGTCATCAATGTTTGCAGAAGTTACAGTTGTGAAAGTTGTTGGGGCAGCATTCGCCAATGTTGGAGATGCAGCAGCGATGATTTTGCTCAAACCATCAAAACGGCTTAAATTAGGATTACCACTTGCAGTATCACCCTGCCAAAGAGCAGTTTCCAAAGTTTGTGCAATCACGGCTACCTTCTCGTTTCCAATCTGCTCCTCAAAAGGAATCATTGTTGGTGAGCCAGGCATAATTTGTGTTTGCATCCACTTTGCTTCCAAAGTTTTAGGACATAAAGTTTCTTCAACTTTCACAGCACCAACGGTGATGTTTCTTTGTGTGAAGGTAGTTGTACCACTTGGATTGTATCCGCAGCCATCGGCTTGAAAGAATACAGTTGAAGCGATGATGTTCAAGGCAGCAGATGATTTTACACCTACTTGCACTTGGTTAGCAGCGTACATCGCAGCAGCAGTTTTACCGCTGAACAATGCTTTAACCAACAAATCTGTTGATTGTTCGTTGTTGTAATTAACGAGAGATCCGACTGAAAATGCCATAGTTTTAGTTATTTATTTAGTGAGTTTTTTAATCTTTTCAATGCTTCAAACTGATCATTCTTCTTGTTTGAAACGGGAGTTTTGGTTGGTTCTTCTGAAGGCAAGTCAGCAACTTTCTCAATCAAGTCGATTGCTTTGCTCATTGCTTCTTTGTGTGTGTTGTTTGATGCAGTCAATGTTGCCACCTTAGCAGTCAATTCAGCGATTGCAGTTTCCATCTTGGCAACTACTTCGTTGAATGCAGATACGGTTGCGAACTCTTCGGCTTCAACTTCAACTTCGATTTCGGGTTCAACGATTTCAGTAACTAAACCACCAACGGTTGTCACCAACAATCCACCTTCAACCTCGTGAGTTGCATCAGGTGCTGGGATATCACCTTCAGCAGTTTGAACAAAGATGGCAGTTCCGATTGCCAATTCGCCTTCGTAAGTAATTACAGTGCCATCGGTCAAAGTAGCAGTCGCTAATTCAACGGCAACGGGTTCGTCAGAGAATCCAAGCATTGTGCGGATTTCCTTGAGTGTTTCTTTTGCGTTCATTTGTTATATAATTAGGTTTTTGTTTTAAGTGTTGCAATTTTATTTGCCATTCCACTGGCTAAGGATTGATTTCATTTGCTCAAGGAGTTGTTCATCAGCATCAACTGGAAAGTCAAAAACACCCTCAACCGAGAATCCTTTGAACTCGCCTGACTTCACCTTTGACCAAACATCTTCATTGTCTATCAGGTAACTGACAAACCAAGAACCATCGGCAACTTCTTCAAATCCCTTTGGTGGCATAACGCCCCGTTCACGATCTATAATGTATGATTCAAACAAGCTCACGCCATCAGCGATGGGTGTTTTGTGGTGAGTGTTAACCGCATCGTACTTGTTGCCTCTTGCCCACTTTTTTGCAATCTTAAAGATGCTCTCCTTGTCAAATACCACATAGTATTCACCACGCACATCGTCCCTTCGGTAGATGGGTAGATCAGCAATCATTGCTGCACCCGTAACGATGCGTTTTTCTTCATCCTTGATTTCAAACCTTTGGGTGATTTCTGCAAATGCAAGAAAGTCCTTTTGTATGGCTGGAGTTTCTA